GCGGCATCAGACCACTTCTTCGTTCCAGGGGCGGACGTACAACTCGTTGCTGCTCGACGCCAGCGTCACACCCGCGTTGTTGACCAGCGACAAGCGCAGCGAGAACGGCGGCAGCCTGACCTGCACGACATTGACCTTGGCAGACGCGCCGCTCGTCAGCGGCAGGACGTAGACATCGCCGCCGACCTTGTCGCTTGTGTCGGTGCCGTCGTTGAGCGTGACGCGGATTGAGACCGACCCGCCGGTCGATGGCGTGATGCTGCCGAGCTTGAGCGTCAGCAGCGCGTACAGGTCTTTGTTGCTGCTGTTGTCGTAGGTGACAACGCTGCTCTCCGATCCGTTCGCCAGCGAGTTCGCGACGGTCGAGAGGATGTTGCTCGACCGCGTTGAAGGCGTGGCCCATTTCGCGACTGCCATCACCGACCTCCACGCGCGAGACCGACGGCCCGCGCGTCAACCACTACACCATTAGCCTCGGCCCACGACGGATGCCGCGTGCGCCGCGAGAGCGCCAGCAGCGCCTCGCCCTCTTCGGGCTGAAGGATGCGGCCAGCGACCAGCACCTCCAGCTGCGCGCGTGCCGATGGCCGGGAGAGGTCGAGGCCGGAGCCCCGGATCAGTTCGAGGCCCCACCGCACCACCGGCGTGGTCTCGGCCAGCACCTCCAGCGCGTCGAGGAAGTTCGCGCCAGCCGTGGGTCCGAGCGTGTCGAGGATCGAGCCGATACCGATGCGCGTCTCGACCCAGGTCTCGACCGCCGGCAGCGTCGCGTCGGGCTGGTTCAACGCCGCCGCAGCCGCCCAGTCGGGCAGTGAGGCTACATCTGGACGGGCGAGGCGTTCCGCGAGCGTTTCCATCTCAGATCCCCCGCAGCGCCGCCAGCGTGGCCTCGGTCTCGGCGATCTCGGTGTCCAGTTGGGCGATTCGGACGACATCCCCAAGCGTTACCGCCGATGTGCGTTGCGCCGTCAGGTTTGCCAGCCGTGCGATGGCGAGGGCGATCAGATCGGAAATCGTCATCAGATCACCATCATGCGAAGATGCACAGTCGAGGTGTTGAGAATCATGTGGATGTAGTCGATATCCGTCGCGCCATCGTGATAGGTCACGTCGAAAGCAGTGTCCCCGACGAGAGCCGCACCGTTTGGATAGAGCATTTGCGTGACGCCATCCATTGACGCGGTGGCGATGTCGTATCGGAACCACCGTCCAGAGACGTCCTTCTGAACGTAGAACGCATCCTTGAGGTACACCCACTTTGTGCCCGTCGTGAACGTCTCAACAGCCGGCGAATACGTCATCGCGGCCCAGCTGTTTGCAGCGATGTCGTAGCGATCCAGCAACGCGCCTGCCGCGCCGCGAAACGAGTAGATATAGCGCCCATTCAGAATGGCGTCTTCGTTCGCCCAGTCGGTCGCAGACACGCTATGCACCCAGTGTCCAGACATGCCGGCGCCGGGAGCGCCACCGCGTGCGACGCCCGGCGACAACGTCGTCCAGGTTCCGCCGCTGATGCTGTAGCGGTACAGGGTGACGGCGTTGGAGCCCATGTAATAGATGTAATCGTCATTGCCCTCGATGCTGTAGACTGACGTATTGTCGGGCTGCGTGTTCCACGCAGATCCCACCGTGATGACCGTCGCGGTGTTGCTCGAAATGCTTCGGATCTGGCCCGCGCCCGTGCCGCTGACGATGCGGATTTGCGAATTGGCCCACTGGTTCGTTGCCCAGGCTTTCGCGCTATTGGTCAACGTCGAAGCGCCGCCAGCAGTCGCGGTTCCGGTCGCGAACGCGCGGTAGGCGTCATCGATCCACGACGACGTCGAAATCAATCGACTGTCGGTGCCGATGACCGCCGCAGGGGCGACGCCGTCCGTCGCGCCGGTTTCCGCCGAGGTCCAAGTGTTCAACGCGTAGCAGTAGAACTTGAACAAGTTGGCCGTCGTCGTGCCGGCGGACGCGACGGCGTTCAGAACGTACCAGCGCGGCGTCAGGAGGCGATACGTCGTGGACGCGCTGAATGCACTGGCCTGTGTCGCGACGGTGATGGTCGCATTCGTGCCGATGGTGTTGGAAACGATGGCGAGCGTGGCCCCAGCGTTTGGCCCGCCCGTGATGTGAATGCTATAGCCGCGAAGATCGCGCGCCAGCGTAAGGTTCGTAACGATAGTTGACGTCGTGCCACTCGTTGCCGTGCCGGTCGGACCGATTGCAGTGCCGACGCCACACGCGCCCGCCGCAAATGCTCCTCCGAGTGCAGGAGACGGAAGCTGGACAAAGCCGTCCTCGCTTGGATTGTAGAGGTGCGCGACGGTGGCCGACGAAACCAGCATCTGCTGCTGCCGGTAGTGGCGGCTGCTGACGATGAAATGCGCCGCTGCCGTCGCCTGGGGCGCAGGAGAGAGCATCTCCCACCGCTTCAGATCAAGGATTTTGCGGTTGCCTTGCGTGGTCGCCATGATCAGGTCACCGATATGTTGCGTCGGAGATTGTCGGCGGAAAGCCGCATCAGCGCAGGGATCTGATCCTGCGCGGCGAAGCCACCCATCTGCGTCTGGTTACCCAGCGTCGTCAGCGTCGTCAGCGTCTGGTTGGACGCGATGCTGACTGTCGCCAACAAGCTCGCGGCGGTCGCTTGGACCACCTCGGCGCGCAGACGCCCCGTCGCAGGATCGACCGTGACAAGGCCTATGGTGCGGGTCAGCGTGTTAACCGCCATCCGCATCGCCTCGATGGCCTCGACGAGCTCGCCGTAGGCCGCGATGGGCAGCGGATTGGAAACGCTCGTATCCGTTGCGCTGCCGTCTGCGCCGTGCGAGACCTTGACGCGCTGGTATAGCACGCCGCCGATGTCGTCGGCGGCGACCGTCGCGCCGCTGCCTGGGGTTATGTTGACGTTGTCAGCCATCGATCAGCCTCTCCATCCGCCGCCCATCCAGCCCCCGCGCATCGGTCGCACAAAGGCCGGTCGCGGCGCAGGTCTTGGTGGCGCTGGCGGCGCATGTTCCGCCGCCGGTTGCTCGATGCGCGCCGCCTCCACAGCAGGAGGCGCGGCGCGCTTGAATGTCGCACTGGCCGAGGCCAGCCGCGACCAGTTCACTGCCAGCGCTTGCAGCGCCGCGTAGGCATAGACACGGCAGTCCAGCGCCTCGTTGCGCGCGCCTGGCCGTTTGGTCCAGACGCGGACCGGAAAGCCCTTGGTGTAGCGTGTGCTGATCGTCTCGGCGGTCAGCTGCGCGAAGTAGTCAGGCTCGCGGTCCGCCGGGAAATGGCAGAACCCCGCGCCTGGCCGCGTGATCTTGAGCCGCGCGTAGACCGCTTCCTTGGCTGCATCGACGCCGACCAGGAACAAATTGACCCGGCCCGAGTTGTTCTTGCTCGCCTTCTTCGGCCACACCGGACGCCCCGCGCCCGCCATGCCCTTGATTGCATAGACGCGCCGTCGGTAGCGGTCGCGGCAGTAGGCGTACACTGCTTGCGTGTGATGCCCGCCGCTGTCCACCGCAGCAGCAGCAATCGACAACTCAGCGCCGTCCTCGCGCCGCAGCGGCGTCGTGAGCATGCGATCTAGATCCGCCCAGAGCGCTGGTGCGGACGGATCGCCGTGGATGACATGCCACCCGAGCGACCAGCTTTCTTCGTCACGACCCCAGCCGACGATCTCGACCTCGAGGCGGTTGTCCTGGACGTCCACGCCGGCTGTCAGCACCAGGACATCAGCCGGCGCATCCGACCATTCCTCGCGGCGCTCCATCAGGCCAGTGTCGTCGAGCCGCTCGCCGGCATCTTCCCAGGTCTCGCCGAGGCTGGTGTTCGTCCAAGCCTTGAGCGTCTCGGGCGATTTCTTGGCCTCAAGAAAAGCCCGCGCAATGTCGCCGATGCGCGACCAGGGCGAATACAGTTCGCTCAGATGAAAGCCCGCAACGCCGTTTGTTGGCACCTCGGCGCGCCATTCTCCGCGCCGGATAGCGTGCCAGCGCTCGACATCCGACCATTCACAGCCGCAAGCAACGCAATGGATAGCCGCGCGCTCCGGTTCGTTTGGCGGCCAGCGAACAGACGACCACCGCAGCACCTGATGCTCGCCGCAATGCGGGCATGGCACCCAATATCGGCGCTGATCCGACGCCTCAAACGCCATTTCGATGCGCGAACCGCCCTT